TATAATTTGAAACTTCCAGCCACGATCTTTACAATATTCTTCGGCAGCTTTCCATTTCGATTGATTCTTACCCCAAGTCATCACTTCGTTGATATAGCGTCTAGTTCTTCGTTGCTGTTTCTTAGGTTCGCGAGTTTGAGCTAGTGGCTTAATCTCAACGAGGATACTTTCTATTTTACCATCTGGTGTTCTTTTCTTAAACCAGAAGTCTACGAAGTATCGGTGTAGCTTGTTATCTGTGACACAACGATATGGCACTACAACTTCTTCGGAGTTCCATTCAAGAACATCAGAATGCGTGTCAAGAAAGTTCATAAACTTCAGTTCCAAACTTGACCTATAAATAACCTTGGTCGGGTCACCCTTATATTTAGCTGGGTTCTTGACCGCGTATCTTCCTTTCCATGCCATTTTATCGCCTAAATAAAGATATAATCAACAAGGTATTTATATGTCAGAAACAACTCCATCGCCTGAATCTAGTTTAGCTGAACGTGCTGCGGCGGTCGCTCCATTAAACAAAAAACCTGCAGCCACAATATTAAATATGGTTGGAAAATCGAGCGGCGACGAACCCATTGGTTTTGCTCTTCTTATGAGTCCATATAAAGCTAAGTTATTAGATTTAGAAGCTGTAACTGCTAGTTTTCTAAAAAGAACAGAGGAAATAACACAGGGACAAAGTACATCACAAAGTACTGAACAATTCATAGAAAAATTGTCTAAAGGTTTGTCTGCTGAAGATCTTAAATTTCAAGGGACTTTATATTCAACTCAAGAAATACTTGAGAAAGATGCACCGAGAATTATATTTCCTCTGCCCATAGACATTAGAGATCAGCTGATGGTCAACTATCAAACTTCTGATATGGCATCTGCTGGCGCGTTTGCTTCTTTCGGTTCTGACTTAGCGAGAAATATAAAGCAAGGTAAAGGTTTAGATATGGGAGCTGACAGTTATAATTCTGCTTTAGCTGCTGGTTTATTGAGTCTCGCCCCAACACCTGTAAGTGTCCTCGCTGGCCAATATCTGGGCGCAGTAGTAAATCCATTTACTGTTACAGCGTTTAGAAACGTAGAGCCACGTGCGTTTAATTTTGAATTTAGAATAACTCCTGAAAGCATAGAACAATCTGAGACTCTTCAAGAGTGTATCAATACGTTGAGATATTGTGCACTGCCAGAACCAACTTCTGCTGGATTGACTTTGGCGTTTCCTTACAGATTTAAGTTAGCTTGGCTAGGGGCTTTGAAAATGTTTGATTTTTCTGAAGCAGTTTTAACACAAATACAAGTCAATTATTCTGCAGGAGGTTCGCCTGCATTTTTTGAGTATACAGCAGAGCCAAGGGTTGGTGGTTCAAGTCCAGGATTTCATCCTGTTACTGTAACTATAATTTTAGAGTTCAAAGAGTTATTTCCTCTTACGAAAGAAACCATTATGCCAACGGGCAAATCAACTTCAAATTATAAAGGTGAAATGACACCAAGATTGTTAAATGCATTTGATATTGAAGATAACCTACCGCCATCTTCTCCTGAGACAAAAGGCGGTGCTACCACAACTGATCCAGCTGAGAACCAGACAGGCGCAGGAGACGACGCTCTTAATACGCCAGACGCAGATGATAGAGCAATAGTAGAACAAGCACAATCTGGGTTTAATGATTCGGTAAATAAAATGGAATCGTCTAGTAGAGAATTAAAAAATGAAGGCGAAGGTGGATTTGATGCATTTAGAGCACAACAAGGGTTGATTCCTGCATCAGAAGTATATCTTGCGGTGAACCGTCATGATGCTGCAGTAGACTCATTCAACAATGCACGTGATGTATTGCAAGCCAATCCGCTTTCCAGCAAATATGTACAAGATATTCCTCAAGCATCTACTTGGTTTCAAAAAGTACAAGCTGGCACGAGCGGAAGTAGAAGCGGAATTAGTGTTTGGCAGACCCAGTACGATAAAGGTAAAGCTGACTGGAATAAAACATCAGGTGGAGGAGGTTAATAACTAATGGCTGTTCAATATTTCAAAAACTTTCCGTTGGTAAATTACAATGATGTTTCTATGAGAAACATCATGTTAAAGGCTTCAATAGATATTAATCTATTCTTAAACAATACCAAACTATACACATATCAAATAAAAGATGGTGATAAACCAACAATTGTTGCTGACCAATATTACGGCGACATTAACTATGCTTGGTTAGTTTTATTGTCTAATAGAATTATAGATCCTTATTTTGAGTGGCCACTAACCAACCAAGAATTAGACGCGCACATAATTAAAAAATATGGATCATTGGTAACAGCACAATCTACTATTTACGAATACAAAAGCATAATCAATGAAGAAGAAAGAATTACTGTTGAAACATACACTTATGCGTACAACAATAATAATCCTATATTCGTGCCTGTTTATGCGTATGATAAAGAATTTGAATTAAACGAACAAAAAAGAAATATTCAATTAATCGATAGAACATATGCTAAACAAATTGCTAATGGTTTAGAAACTCTTTTTGAGAAATAAAAATGGCTGCTGCTCCTAATTGGGTTACATATAACGAAGGATTACTGGATAAATTCAGTTATCGTATTTTTCTACAACAATTCGCTGGCAATTCTTTGTCTGGTTCTCAGTTTGTTGGTATTGAATCTATTGTTTCTACGTTATCAATTAAACAAGAATTAATAAGAAATAGTATGATTCTTGAAATGAAAGTTTCTGATTCTGCTGGTATTTTAGAAAATGGTATGATTCAAGTTGGATCAATAATCAATATTGAAATCTGCAGAGATCCAAACAGTAAAAACGAGGAAGATGCAAAAGTTGCTAAAAAATTATTTGTTGTCACCAGAATTGATGACAACATTCAGAGCGCGCAGCTAAAACAAAGAGTATTTAACATTACTGCTCATTCATTTGCTGGTGTTTCAAATGTCTGGCCACTTTTATATTCAGAATATTCTGGACCTACCAAACCAACAGACATTATCAAACAGATTGTAACAAAGAGATTTATACAAAATGGGGCTGGTGAGATTGTGGACAATCTGTCCAAGAAATGGATAAATTGCACAAATGAAATTAAGAATGGTATATTATTGCATCAAGTAAAACCATTTGACGCGATTTCTCACTTAGTATCAAAATCAGTCTCACCAGATAATAGTGAGTATTTTTTCTATGAAGATTTTAATGGATTTAATTTGAGAACTTTGAAGTCAATGAAAAATGACTCAAGTGGTAAAGAAAAAACTTTTATCTACTATCAAGATAAAACTCGTAGATTTGGGAATAAAGAAAACGAACAAGTTTCAGACTACTTTAGAATTTTGTATTTAACTCAACACAAACAACAAGATTATTTTGAGTTGGTACAAGATGGCGCTGTAATAAATCAAGTTTCTGTTTTTGATATTATTAACAAAGAAGTCATAACAAAAGATTTTAGATATAATACATCAGCCAATAGTGCATTTGTTTTAGGAAATAAAACAGCATTCCCATCTAATACAGTTTCATTTATAGCATTTACAAATAGTCCTCCGTATAACGAAAAAAAATATCCTTATGACATAGCGCCACATTCTAAGATTGCTATCTCAGAAAAGGCTTGGAATAGAGATGACTATTTGTTAGATAACTATAACATTCCAGTTGCACAAAGAACCTTGATGGAACAAAATAAAATAACCGTTGAGATTTATGGTAATCCAAATGTATTTCCTGGTGATATTATAAACATGAAAGTTCCAAGCAAATCTGGTATTGATTCTGATCTTGAATCTTTAATTCGTAGACAAAGCGGTAAGTTTCTGGTCGGCGCGGTCAAACATAATATCTTTGGAACAAAATTTCAAACATTTTTAGATTTATATGTGGATTCGTACGATCAAGAAGTAACAGAACGAAGTCCAGAAAAATCTAATGAAACCACATAAACATGAGAGATTTGACAAATACACCATATAATGAATTCGTCTGGTTCGTCGGAAGCATAGAAAGCATAGAAGATCCAGATAAACTCGGAAGAGTTAGAGTTCGTGCTTTTGGTTTTCACGATGAGTTGACGCCAATTGATAAACTTCCATTAGCATTTATACTAGACGGAGCGACTCCGCCTGTTACTGGTGTTCAAACTGCAGTTGGCTTTTTCATGGATGGAAAGTTAGCACAACAACCATTCATTCTTGGTCTAATGAATAGTACAGTATCATATCCAGGAAGAGTAGATTCTACTCCGACAGGAACAAAACCATCAACGGCTTCTGGAAGAACTAGCCCAAGACCACAAACTGTTCCAAGTGATTCACCGCAACCAAACATACCAGAAGGACCAATTATCGTAGAAGATAATAAAGAGTTCTGGACATTGGTTGCCATTTGCGGAACAGAAGACGGAGATAGACAATCATGGGCAGACGTAGCACAAAGTATTTACAACAGAATGAATGCTGGAGTATTTGGTGGGTCAACTGCTACTGGTGTGATATTAGCTAGAAACCAATATCAGCCAACATGGCTTCTTCCACAACTTAGATCCCCGAACACTAAGACTCAAGGATCTCCTAATAGAGAATGGACTAACATAAACAACATAGCTGATGCAGCACGAGCGACTAATCAATCACAACAATATTTACTTGGTGTGGCTAGAGCGATTAAAGATCAAGGATTACAAAATAATGCTAAAGCGTTTGTTAAAACCTATACAGATTTTCTTGGAAAATCTCAGGTATCAATATGGTGGAAAACAGATTTTGGTTTTGCACGAAGAAGCCCCAACAATAATAGATTCGCATTTCGCAAAGATAGTAGTTATACAGGTGCTGCTGGCCAAGGACCAATTCCTGGTTTTGTAATCGCTGCAGTAATAGAATAAATATACTTATGAGAGACTTAACAAACACACCATACAAACAATTTATCTGGTTTATTGCAGAGATTGTTGAAACTAATACGGATCCAAATAAACTTGGTCGTGTCCGAATTCGCGTACTCGGGTTTCATTCAGAAGATACTCCCAGAGATAAATTACCTTTGGCTTTAGTAATGAATGGTGGCGCAGCAAGACTAGTAGAAAAACAATGGGTTGTCGGTTTCTTTTTAGATGGAGCAATGGCACAGCAGCCATTTGTCTTAGGCACTGTCGGTTCTGCTATCGGTAATTCTGCTAAAGTAAACTCGCAAGAAAATCCAGGTCCAAATGAAGATAGAACAAAAGGAACTCCGAAGTCTTTGTTGCAGCAGGTTGAAGATGCTAAAGAAAAATTAAGAAGAGCAATAGTTGCAGGCGG